ATGCAAATTGGTTATGTAAGGGTGTCAACAAATGACCAAAACACCGCATTGCAGCGAAACGCGCTTGAGTGCGCAGGATGTGAGCTAATTTTTGAAGATAAAATGAGCGGTAAAACCGCTGATCGGCCAGGACTAAAAAAGGTGCTGCGTACCCTTTCTGAAGGTGACACGCTGGTTGTCTGGAAGCTTGACCGGCTGGGCAGGAGTATGCGCCATCTTGTTACGCTGATTGAAGATCTGCGCGGGCGGGGCATAAATTTTCGTAGCCTGACGGACAGCATTGACACATCGACCCCTATGGGGCGTTTTTTCTTTCACGTTATGGGCGCCCTGGCAGAAATGGAGCGTGAACTGATAGTGGAGAGAACCCGGGCGGCTTGAGGCCGCCCGGGCACAGGGGCGAATAGGAGGCAGAAGACCGAAGCTGACGCCGGAACAGTGGGAGCAGGCCGGACGGTTAATCGCTGCCGGTGAAACCCGGCAAAGGGTGGCCCTGATTTTTGATGTGGGCATATCGACGCTCTATAAAAAGTTTCCCGCAACCCCGGTGACGCCTGCCTGACAGCGCGGGCGCTTATTGTGCCATCCGTGGCACATAGCGGGTAACGTGCGTTGCGGGCCCATCATCCAGAACATAAGCAGACCCCCTGTAACCGGAGAGACTGCCTTATGGCTCAGGATTACCACCACGGGGTGCGCGTTGTTGAAGTCAACGAGGGCACCCGATCCATTACCACGGTGAGCACCGCCATCGTGGGCATGGTCTGCACCGGCGATGATGCTGATGTGTCCATGTTTCCCCTAAACAAGCCGGTCCTGCTGACCGATGTGCTGACCGCCAGCGGTAAAGCGGGCGAGTCCGGCACGCTGGCCCGTTCGCTGGATGCGATTGCAGACCAGGCTAAACCCGTGACCGTCGTTGTACGTGTGGCGCAGGGTGAAACCGAAGCGGAAACCACCTCCAACATTATCGGCGGCGTTACCGCTGACGGTAAAAAAACGGGTATGAAAGCGCTGCTTTCGGCGCAGTCGCAGCTGGGCGTCAAGCCGCGCATTCTCGGTGTGCCGGGGCACGACACGCAGGCGGTTGCCACTGAACTGCTGAGCGTAGCGCAGAGTCTGCGCGGGTTTGCCTACCTGTCAGCCTACGGCTGCAAAACGGTGGAAGAAGCGATTGCCTACCGTGACAATTTCAGCCAGCGCGAGGGGATGCTGATCTGGCCTGACTTCATCAACTTTGACACCGTGCTGAATGCAGATGCGACGGCTTACGCCTCCGCCCGCGCACTTGGTCTGCGCGCCAAAATTGACGAGCAGACCGGATGGCACAAAACCTTGTCCAACGTGGGCGTGAACGGCGTCACCGGCATTTCCGCCGATGTGTTCTGGGATCTGCAGGACCCGGCAACCGATGCGGGACTGCTCAACCAGAACGACGTCACCACGCTTATCCGCAAAGATGGCTTCCGCTTCTGGGGTTCCCGTTGCCTCAGTGACGATCCGCTGTTTGCCTTTGAGAACTACACCCGCACGGCGCAGGTGCTGGCTGACACCATCGCAGAAGCGCACATGTGGGCGGTGGATGGCGTGCTTAACCCGTCGCTGGCCCGTGACATTATCGAAGGTATCCGCGCCAAGCTGCGCAGCCTGAAAACGCAGGGCTACATCATCGGCGCAGACTGCTGGCTGGATGAGTCGGTGAACGATAAAGACTCTCTAAAAGCCGGGAAGCTCACTATCGACTACGACTACACGCCGGTGCCGCCGCTTGAAAACCTGATGCTGCGCCAGCGCATCACCGATCAGTACCTGCTGGATTTCTCCAGCCAGGTCAGCGCGTAAGGGGACACCATGGCTTTACCACGCAAGTTAAAACACCTGAACCTGTTCAACGACGGGAATAACTGGCAGGGGATCGTTGAGTCTCTGACCCTGCCGAAATTTACCCGCAAGTTTGAGAAGTATCGCGGCGGCGGTATGCCGGGCGCGGTGGACGTGGACATGGGGCTGGATGACGGCGCACTGGACACGGAATTTTCAATCGGCGGCACCGAACTGCTGTTATTCAAGCAGATGGGCAAGGCAACCGTTGACGGCATCCAGCTGCGTTTCACCGGTTCCATTCAGCGCGACGATACCGGCGAAGTGCAGGCCGTTGAGCTGGTTGTGCGCGGACGCCACAAGGAACTGGATTCCGGCGAGTGGAAGACCGGCGAAAGCAACACCACCAAAGTCAGCAGCACCAACAGCTACGCGAAGCTGACCATCAACGGCGAAGTGCTCTATGAGGTGGATCTTGTCAACATGATTGAAATCGTTGGCGGCACGGACCTGATGGAAGCGCACCGTAACGCCCTCGGCCTCTGATAAACCTTAACGGCGCGGGCAACCGCGCCAGTGACCTCTTAACAGGAAAAGAACATGAGCGATAACCTGACTGAAAAGACCGTACAGCTGGACACCCCTATCAAGCGAGGTAAAACCGAAATCACAGAGATTGTGCTGCGCAAACCACAATCCGGCGCGCTGCGTGGCACCCGCCTGCAGGCCATTATGGATATGGACGTGGGCGCAATGATGACCGTCATTCCGCGTATCTCCACACCGACCCTGACGGCGCAGGAAATGGCAGAGCTGGACCCTGCCGATCTCACCGCGCTGTCCGTTGAGGTGGTGACTTTTTTGTTGAAGAAGTCGGTGCTTGCCGGTTTACCGACAGCCTGACGGTTGACGATCTGGTGGCAGATATCGCCACCATTTTCCATTGGCCGCCGTCCGTCACTGACGTTATGCCGCTGACCGAAGTGCTGGAGTGGCGGCATAAAGCGATTCAGAGAAGCGGGGCCAGCGATGAGTGACACTAACCTGCGCCTGCAGGTGATTCTAAATGCGGTTGATAAGCTCACCCGCCCATTCCGTTCTGCGCAGGCCAGCTCAAAAGAGCTGGCTACCGCCATTCAACAGAGCCGCGCCAGGCTGAAAGAGTTAGACACGCAGGCGGGCAAAATTGATGGCTTTCGTAAATCCAGTGCGCAGCTGGCAATCACCGGTAACAACCTTAAAGCCGCGCGCGAAGAAGCGGCCAGGCTCGCCACGCAGTTTACCAGTACAAATCGCCCGACGGCGGCGCAGGCCCGCCTGCTTGAACAGGCGAAAAACCGCGTTTCGGAACTGCAGACCAAATACAACGGCCTGCGGCAGTCGGTTCAGAAGCAACGCCTTGCGCTAAATGAGGCCGGACTTGATACCCGTAAGCTCAGCAGCGCCCAGCGCGAGCTGCGCCAGAACGCCGACGAAACCCGACAGGCGCTGGACCGTCAGCAGAAATCCCTTAAACGCCTCGGTGAGCAGCAGGCCAGGGTTAACGCCGTCAGGGAGCGGTATTCCCGCAGCCTGGAGGTGCGGGATCGCATCGCCGGGGCCGGGGCTACAACCTCAGCGGCAGGGCTGGCAATGGGGGCGCCGGTCGCGGCAGCAGTGAAAAGCTATGCCAGCATGGAAGACGCCATGAAAGGCGTGGCAAAGCAGGTTAACGGTTTGCGGGATGATAACGGCAACCGTACTAAGCAGTTTTATGACATGCAGGCCGCCATCAAGGCCGCCAGTGAACAGCTTCCCATGGAGAATGGCGCTATTGACTATGCCGCCCTTGTAGAAGGCGCGCGCGCATGGGTGTAACCAATCAGAACGATCCCTACGAAGACCAGAAGCGTGACCTGCTGGCCTTTGCCAGTACGGCGGCCAAAGCGGCCACGGCGTTTGAACTGCCCGCCGATGAACTGGCTGAAGGGCTGGGTAAAATCGCGAGCCTCTACAAGGTGCCGACCCGCAATATTGAGCAGCTGGGCGATGCGCTGAACTACCTGGACGATAACGCCATGTCTAAGGGCGCGGACATTATTGACGTGCTGCAGCGTATGGGTGGCGTGGCTGACCGCCTTGACTTCCGTAAGGCGGCGGCGCTTGGCTCCACATTCCTGTCGTTAGGTGCGGCGCCGGAAATTGCTGCCAGTGCATCAAACGCCATGGTGCGCGAGCTGTCCATTGCCACCATGCAAAGTGACCGCTTTATGGATGGCATGGACATGCTGAAGCTCAAGCCCAGAGAGCTCGAAAAGCAGATGGCGAAGGATGCCATGGGCACCATTCTGCGGGTAATGGAGAAGGTGCAGAAGCTGCCGCAGGACAAGCGCCTGTCCGCCATGACGATGCTTTTCGGCAAGGAGTTTGGTGACGATGCCGCGAAGCTGGCTAACAACCTGCCGGAACTGCGCCGCCAGCTGCAGCTCACAGCCGGAAATAGTGCAAACGGCTCGATGCAGAAAGAATCCGACATTAACAAGGATTCGCTTTCTGCGCAGTGGATGCTGGTAAAAACGGGTGCGCAGAACGCCTTCAGCAGCCTGGGCGAAACGCTGCGCCAGCCGCTGATGGACATCATGGATTACGTCAAAAGCGTAACAGGTGGGCTGCGGCGCTGGATAGAAACCAACCCGGAGCTGGCAGGCACGCTGATGAAAGTTGCCGCCGCCACCGCCGCAATCACGCTGGCGCTGGGCACGCTGGCTGTTGCGGTGGCAGCGGTGCTGGGGCCGATTGCCGTGATCCGGTTTGGTTTGTCCATGCTGGGCGTAAAAACGCTTCCGTCCGTGTTCACCGCAGTTACGCGCACCGGCAGCGCGCTGTCCTGGCTGGCAAATGCACCGCTTTCCGTGCTACGTCGCGGGATGGCTTCAACTGGCGGTGGCGCAAGTCTGCTGACTGCTCCGCTGAATGCCCTGCGACGCTCGGCCGGGGTGGTGGGCAATGCGCTGAAGACCTTAGCCGGTGCTCCGCTTAACCTGTTACGCGCCGGAATGGCGGGTATTCGTAATGTTGTCGGTATGGTAATGAACCCCCTGGCAGCATTACGGGGCGGATTATCCGCCGCCGGTGGCGTGCTGCGCTTCCTGGTGTCCGGCCCGCTGGCATTACTTCGCGTTGCGCTTTATGGAATTTCTGGCCTGCTGGGCGCGCTGCTAAGCCCGATAGGGCTGGTTGTGGCTGCGCTGGCTGGTGTGGCGCTGGTTGTCTGGAAATACTGGCAGCCTATCAGCGCATTTCTGGGTGGCGTGGTGGAGGGGTTTAAAGCCGCCGCAGCACCAATCAGTGAAGCGTTTGAGCCCCTGCGCCCGGTGTTTGAGTGGATTGGCGATAAGGTCAGGGCACTCTGGGGATGGTTCAGCGACCTGCTGACGCCGGTTAAATCCACGGCTGCCGAACTGAATAACGCGGCCTCTATGGGGCGTCGTTTCGGTGAGGCCCTTGCCGAAGGCCTGAACATGGTCATGCACCCGCTGGAGTCGCTTAAATCTGGCGTGTCGTGGCTGCTTGAAAAACTCGGCATCGTCAGCAAAGAGGCGGCAAAGGCGAAGCTGCCGGAGCAGGTGGTGAAGCAGCTGCCTCCCACGGTGAACAGCGACGGGAAAGTGGTGCTGCCGCCCGGCGGCTTCCCCATGATGGGGTTTGCTGGCATGTATGACGACGGCGGCACCATCCCGCGCGGCCAGTTTGGCATAGTCGGAGAGAATGGCCCCGAAATCGTGAACGGCCCGGCAAACGTGACCAGCAGGCGGCGCACGGCGGCGCTGGCTTCGGTTGTGGCCGGAACCCTGGGCATGGCGGCGGCACCTGCAGAAGCTGCACCCCTGCATCCGTTCAGCCTTCCTGCCATGGCGTATCAACAGAGCCAGCCCGCGAAGGCGGACCGCGCACCTGCAGTGATGCGCTTTGAGACGCACGCGCCGATCACGATTTATGCGCAGCCAGGGCAGAACCCGCAGGATATTGCGCGTGAAGTTGCCCGCCAGCTCGACGAGCGCGAACGCCGCACCCGCGCGAAGGCGCGCAGCAACTACAGTGACCAGGGGGGATATGACGCATGATGATGGTGCTGGGGTTATACGTTTTCATGCTGCGCACGGTGCCGTATCAGGAGCTGCAGTATCAGCGCAGCTGGCGGCACGCGGTTAACAGCCGCGTTAATCGCCGCCCGTCAACGCAGTTTCTTGGCCCGGACAACGACTCGCTGACGCTTTCCGGCGTGCTTCTGCCGGAAATCACCGGCGGCAGGCTGTCCCTGCTGGCGCTGGAGCAGATGGCAGAGCAGGGCAAGGCATGGCCCCTGATTGAGGGCAGCGGGACGATTTACGGCATGTTTGTTATCGAGAGCCTGGGCCAGACAAAGACGGAGTTTTTCGAAAGCGGCACGCCGCGGCGGATTGAGTTCACGCTGACGCTCAAAAGGGTGGATGAATCGCTGTCTGATATGTTTGGCAGCCTGAGTGACCAGCTCAGCAACCTGAAAGACACCGCAACGTCTGCGATAGGGGATATTCAGAATACGGTTGGAGGGCTACTGCAGTGAATTTTAGTTCTGAACTCCTGAGCCTGTACGGCAAAAGTCCGGGCTTCAGTATTGTGATCGAAGGCAAGGACGTTACAACCGTGCTGGATAACCGCCTGATGGGCGTGACGCTTACTGACAACCGGGGCTTTGAAGCGGACCAGCTTGATCTGGAACTGGACGACGCGGACGGGCAAATTGTCCTGCCGCGTCGTGGTGCGGTCATTCAGTTTGCGCTGGGGTGGGAAGGGCAGCCGCTTTTCCCTAAAGGCTCGTTTACGGTGGATGAAATAGAGCACAGCGGCGCCCCTGATCGCCTCACCATTCGTGCCCGCAGTGCTGATTTCCGCGCAACCCTGAATATCCGCCGTGAAAAGTCCTGGCATCAGACAACCGTGGGGGAGGTTGTCAGGGAAATCGCGGCCCGCCACAACCTGAAAATGGCTATCGGGCAGGACCTGGCTGACCGGCCGCTGGATCACCTTGACCAGACAAATGAAAGTGACGCGAGTTTTCTGATGAAACTGGCGCGGCAGTACGGGGCTATAGCATCCGTCAAAGACGGCAACCTGCTGTTTATCCGGCAGGGCCAGGGGCGAACGGCAAGCGGTAAGCCGTTGCCGGTTGTGACCATCACCCGAAAGGACGGTGACGGGCACCGCTTTACTCTGGCAGACCGTGGCGCTTATACCGGGGTTATTGCCAGCTGGCTGCACACCCGCGAGCCAAAGAAAAAAGAAGTGACGAAAGTTAAGCGCCGTCGCCGGAAGAAAACTGCAAAACCAAAGGAGCCGGAGGCTAAGCAGGGGGACTACCTGGTGGGGACGGATGAAAACGTGCTGGTACTTAACCGGACCTACGCAAACAGGGCTAATGCTGAACGGGCGGCAAAGATGCAGTGGGAACGGCTGCAGCGCGGGGTGGCGTCATTCTCGCTGCAGCTCGCAGAGGGCCGGGCAGATCTCTATACGGAAATGCCGGTAAAGGTCAGCGGCTTTAAACAGCCAATAGATGATGCGGAATGGACCATAACCACGCTGACCCACACTATCGGTCCGGATAACGGCTTTGTTACCAGCCTTGAGCTTGAAGTGAAAATAGATGATCTCGAAATGGAATGATTGGTTCTCATTATTGAATAATGGTGTATCATTATTGCGATATCAGCAAAGGTGAGGGGGAACTATAATGATGAACTGCCCATTATGCGGACTGGCAGCACATACCCGCAGCAGTTTTCAGGTGTCCAGCGAAACTAAGGAACGCTATAACCAGTGCACTAATATCGAGTGCGGCCATACATTCGTAACGCATGAAACATTTGTTCGCTCAGTGTGCCGCCCTCAAAAAATCAGCGCAGCCCCACCTCACCCAAAAGGCATGCAGGAACAATTTGCATACTAACCCGCTAAGGCGGGTTTTTTTATGCCTGCCGTCGCCACAACCAAAACGCTGTCGCCATTTTGCCGCCACTGGCATAAAAAAGGGGCTACGTTTTCACGTAACCCCTTGTTTTATTTGGTGGAGCTGGCGGGAGTTGAACCCGCGTCCGAAATTCCTACATCCTCGGTACTACATGCTTAG